GGCAAACGGGACGACTGCGCCCGGCTGGCGCATACGAATGATGCCGCCGACCTCGTTGTTCATCACGTCGTCCATGTCAGCTTGGCCCTCAACTACGCCAATGCGTGGAGTGTTGGTCATGGCCACGTTGTCTAGGACACCACGAATGATGGACGTCGCCGCGTCTTGGTCGTCCAGAAGCAGGTCGGCCAGCGAATTGCCCCAGAACGAATGGGGAACGGGGTCACACTCGAACACGGCAAACGGGATTTGGTCGCATGGCTCGGCGGACAGCAACTTGTAGCTAGGGCCGCCCATAATGATGCGGTGTAGCGTTGGAGAGCCAGTGCCGTCGGCGTCAACGCGCATGTAGGCTTCCGTCACCCACACGCTCTTCATTGACGGGTCAATGGCGCTCTCGTCTTCGTCTGGGTCAACTGTGTACCCCCGGCGCTCGTCGTCGTCCTCGTTCAAGCTGTCACGCCCGCCAAGGTCAACGACGTCGTCATACTCAAAGCCCATGTCAACTAGGTCGCCGACGCGCATCTCGCTGCCGTGGCCGACGCAGTAGCAGTCGTCGATGGAGCGTGCGTTGCGGTCAATGAAAAAGTCTTCTGGCGGGATCGACATCATGCGGATGTCGCCAGCGGATGACCGACGGATCAGCTTGACGTCGTGCGTCGTTGGCTGCGGCATTTCCATGCCGTCGGTGACGGTCACGCCAGCCTCCATCGAGTGTTCGATCACTTCGACGTTGGGGTCGGTGATGACCGCAGAATATTGCATGTCATCCAAGCCAGTGAACGTGTGTATCTCCGACGTGTCGCGATCCTCATAAAACACTTTCACGATGCCAGCCTTCTTCAGCAGCGCGTCGTGGAATGCGTCGGACAGGATGCGGAAGCCGTTCATCTCGTTGAATTTGTAGTTGGCGTAGGCCGTCGCCTGCTCCGCCATCTGCACGTCCTCTGGGCCAGACGGCACATACTCAACTGGTCGGCCCGACGACAGGAACACCCGCATCAGCGACGGCTTCACTGCGCGGATCGTGTCGCGCACCTTCGTCGCCACAATCTTGCTTCTACCGTCCTCGTAGCCGAGGTCTGTCTCCCCATCGAAGTACCGTTGCGCCTTCACGCGGCCCTCGGACAGCTCTGACTCGATAAAGTCTGTCGCGTCGGTGATTGCAGCCGACGCGATGGACTCAATCTGATCCTCGGTGAGAGCCTTGAAGCCCTCCTCTTTTTCCTCGACTTCGCCTTCGCCTGCGTCTTCAAACAGGTCAAGGATGTCTGCGTCGTCGATCATGTCTTCGGGGTTCATGTGTTATCCTTACTGGCCTGCTGGCTTGTCAATTGTCATTCTCAGCGGGTTATACGGAGCATCCGTAACCCGTGGTAGAAGGCCGCGAAGTGCTTCACCAGAGAACTCAGAACTTGGGGATGACGCGCCAACCGTTGACGCCCGCCGCGATGCCTGTGTCGCACGAGCTGCAAGTGTTTCGATCAAGCTCTGCAAAACAGCCATTTTGCTTTCGTCCTTTATCGCGGCTCTGACAAGGTCGGCATTCTCTGAGATTAAAATCTGAGCCACTCTTCCACGCTCTGCGTCAGTCAAGTCGCGTGCGAACCTACTAGAGATAGAAGACGCCAACTTGATAATCGAGTCAGGGTTGCCTGACAGGACGCCAGTGATATCGCCAACGGAAACTCCCGCGCCCCTACGGGCGGCCTCCATGCGGCCAGCGTCAGTCGCAGATCCCGCGAGAACCGCGCTAGACGTGGCCTGTGCCTCTGCGGCGGTCTCCAGCTTATAAAGCACGTCGTCAAGCTGGTCCTGGGGGAAAACAGTGCGCAGGATCTGGCCTTCCTTCGTCTCTGGGTTGAGCAGGTTGCGGATCATACTCTGTCGAGACCCAGTTGCCGAACGAGCCTCCAGCGCAGCCATAAGCCCTGCGCGGTATGCTTCAATGTCTTCTGGCGTTGATAGACGGCTAAACTCCATTAGCCGCTCATTGACGTCGCCGACCAATGCCTTCTGCCCTGCGTCGAACACGTCGCGCTGCTGACGCACTGCCGCCGCCTGTGCGCGAGCGGTGGCAAGGTCTGACACACTAGCGTCAAGCGACCCTCGCAACCCCTTCTCAACATCCGCAACAGCTTCACCAGCGCCACCCATGCTCTCACGATAAAGTGCCGTAGCCCTATTACCAACTGCCCGACGCACTCGCTCGGCCTCTGCAATGGTCGGCAGCCGCGTAAACTCAACGCTGCCGTCGTCAAGGATTTTGTAGAACGGCGCTTGGCCCGTCTGAGCGCGTAATATAGTTTCAACTTCTTTTGACGCGGATGGAACCCGGCGCAGGGTATCTTTCAACGCGTTGACCACGTCGTCTGGGGCTGGAACCCCATCGAACGGCTTGTATGCCAACCCCTCGGCAACTCTTGCCACGTCTTCGCTACGGCGCTGCGCCTGGAGCGAACTTGGTGCGCCAGCGTCTGACAGATAGGTGCGCAAATCATCCATTGCGGCCGTGCGGGTCTTCGTGGGGCGGGCTTCCAACCCCTCGGTCAAAATACGTGTAGGATCTCCGCCGCTTGTTTTTAGGCTGCGCACGGCCTGGCGAATAGTAGCGTTCTCTGCCAGGATACGGCCATTGATGATGTCGTCGGCAATCTCGTCTGCAGTCTTGCCTGTCTGCTTGGCTAGCCGCTGTATTTCATTTTCGACAATACTTGACCCGCGACGGCCAACAAGCCGCCTTGCGCTGTCGCTCAGAGCCTTTATGCCGCCACCAATAGCCCGTGTCGCCACGCCGCCCACAGCGGCACCGATTGCACCACCAGCAACGCCGCCAGGGACGCGCTCTGCGCGCTCTGCGAAGCCACCTTCGCCTGTGCCGAACGCATATATGCCGCCCTCAAGTGCGCCCATCCCAGCCATGCGGGCTAGTGACGGAGCGACGGCAGCCGTAGACCCGCCGCCGGTGAACGGCGCCGCGACCATCGCCGCAACAGTCGGGATAGCCGCCCCGCCGATCTCATAGCCCATCGAACTTTTTGGGTATGCCTCTTGGTACGACTTTATCTGGCCTCGGATTTCGGCCAAGACTTCCGCATATGGGCGGCCAGTGGTTACTGATCTCGCCCTTGCTTCTATTTCGTCAGCCGTGCCGAGGGTTAAACCTTGAGCCATCGTGCGGACGCGCTGCTTTGGAGTGGCGTCCACCTTTGCCTGACTGGCCTGCGATCTCTCAAGCGCCGCTTCAAATAGTCTCTTTTGGTCTGGGGTCATCTCTGCCATTTGATTAGTTGCCTTCCAAATATTCGCGTTGAGCCTCTTTAGTCATTGCAGCCCAAGCCGCAGCAAAAACATCGGGATCAACGCCATCGGGCGTTGGCGGCATGTATGCGCCTGCTGGGCGCGGAGGCAATTCGGGGGCGAGGAACGTCCCGCTCCAAACAAGCTCTGGCGGGAGACTTCCACGGCGAGCCGTTTCTTGAAGAAGCTCAATCCGCGCCCTAGTTATAGGCTCCTTGTTTGCGTACATGTCACGGGAAAGAGATGCGATCTCGTCACGGACCTGCTGCGGCAGAACTCCAGTCCCAGCCAGAGCATTCTGCAACTGGCTGATCATTCCGCTAGACAGACTACCTGCGTTGGCAATGGCGGCGGCCTCTCCCTCGCGAACGACTGATCCGGGGTCAAGTATCTTGGCGAATGCCACAACGAGAGCCTTGTCGCTAACCGCGCCGGGGTTTGTGTAAAATGTTTGAACATTGCTCCATGCGTCGCTCATCATAGAGTAGTCGCCAGCAGCCGTGGTGGCATCGTCGCGCAGCGCGTTTAACTGGGACAACTGGTCCGCATTAAGGCGCGACGGGTCGCCCCCGCCCGTAAGCTCAACGACGGTATTGTCTGGCATTACCCGCACAAGCTGGCCGTTTACTTCACGGATTTCGCCAACCGCTGGCTTCGCAAACAACTGACTCGCGGCATCTTGGCCGCTGATCATGCCCTGTTCAACCATGCTGGCCAAATCCTCGCGACCATTGGCACGTAGATATTCAACTGTCTTATTGCGCGACTGCGAATCTGCGCGATGCTGGCGGCTCGCTTGGATGCGACCTGA